TTTTTTTTGGTGTGGGTCTCTCCCCTGTTCGGGGGGGGGGGGCGCCCCCGGCGGGCGGGGGGGGGGGGGGGGCGCCGGCCACCCCGGGGGGGGGTCCCCCCCTCCCCCCCCCTACACTGTACCTCCACTGTCCCACTTTTCCTCGCGGGACAACTAAACTTCCCTATAGGAGGTTTAATATGCCAAACAATGGTGGAGGCCGAGGCTGGGCCACAAACCCCGACACAGGCGAAAAAGTAATGCCCGAACAATGGGCAGAATTTCTTGACTGGCTGCTGTCGGATGAGCGGGTTCCTGCTTCTGCTCGGGATTGGTGTGTGGAGCGTGGGTTGAATGAGCGTACTGTGAGGCGGTGGAAGTCTGATTCTCGGTTTGTCCGTGAGTGGGACCGCAGGGCCGCTGAATTAAACGTCCACCCCGAGCGTACTCAGTCAGTGGTTGACGCTTTATATAGGCAGGCCGCTCAGGGTGATGTGAAGGCTGCTTCTTTGTACTTGCAGTACATAGAACGGTTCACTCCGAAGCGGAGAGTGGTGGTTGATGATGAGCGTGTTGCGTCGGGTATGTCTGATGCCGAGTTGGCTACTGAGATGGAAGAACTGATTTCTGGGTTAAGGAGCGAGGATGCCTAAGGTTGGTAATAAACATTTTTCGTATTCGGCTAAGGGTCGCAAGGCTGCTAAGTCGTATGCCAAGAAAACGGGTAAGAAGGTTACTAAAGGGAATAAGCGGTGAGGGTGTCGGGGGCGACTTCTCAAGAGCTTTTCGATGACGGTATGTGGATGCAATTGAATGAGATGGGGGAGCGTCCTGAGTTGGACCCGTTTTTGGATGATGATCCTATTGAGTGTTCTGTTGATGGGTATGAGATTTGTGAAAGTTGTCAGTGATGGTTAGCAAGACCCAGCATTATTATGATACGAATCCTGCGGCTAAGGCTAAGAAGGATGCATACAACACTAAGTATCATGCGACTCCTGCTCGTAGGAAATATCGTGCAGAATTAGGTAGGGATCGAGCCGCAAGAGCTAGGGCTGGTCAGGTTTTGACTGGTAAGGATGTTTCGCACACTCAGGGGGGTGGCACGACGTTGGAGGATAGTTCTGCGAATCGTGCCCGTAATAGGGGAAAAAAATAGTTATGTGGGGGTTATGTGTCGATAGAGGATGTAGCAGATCGGGCAGATGTTTGGTCTGAGGCTATTAAAAAGATTGTTAAAGCCATTACAGCGGCTGGCGTCGCGCTGGCGGCAGCGATTGGTGGACTACTTATGTGGTGGCCCTTTGGAGTGAGTGAGTCTGAGGAGCCACCTGCGTTGACTGGGGGTGCAGGATTTGGGGCGCAGTGTTCTCAGTTGTATAGTGCCATTGACCATAATTGGACTGAGCAGCAGTGGGCTGTTTGGGAAGGTCTTAAACGAGATATGGGTTGCTAGCGGAAGGGGTACCCGTTGTACCAGATGACTGCAGCGTGTCGTTCTCCTGAGAGTACAGGTGTTACCCTGTGTTCCATGAAGCTGGGGAACACCACCATCGATCCTCTGGGCGAGTCGTTAAACACATGAAGTTGGTCGTAGCAGCGGATCTGGAGTTGCCCTCCATCGTAGGTTCCCAGGTGGGAAAGGTTGACTGATGCGGACAATTTACGCACGGTTCCCTGGAATTCGGGAAATGGGGTTACGTTTAGGGGAATCGGGGCAGCAACCTCCGAAACAAGTTTCCGTGCAGCATGGTTATCTGAGTTCCCGTCGATATGCCAGTCGTACTGGTCGCCTGTCTGATATTTCGTGTATTGGATGGTTTCTGTCTTGTGTAAGTCGTACCACCAGCCTGCTTCTTTGTTGGCTTGACGTACCCAAGCGCCGAGTCGATCATTTATTTTTTCGTCGTAGAGCCATGAGATCTGGGACTTACGATGCCCTGCCTCGTGTCCGAAGTGGAATCCCTCTACTTCTTCAACGTTTGCGACGGCGTGCTGGATTTCGTCGCACTGCTGTGGGGTTAATGCCTCTGGGATGTGCCAGTAATGATTGGTGAGCATAATGTCTAGGTTATCAGAGCTTCGTTCTGAGGCGGAATGGCGGAAGTGTGTACGGGATGAAAGGTATTTTCTTGAAAATTATTGGCACATTGCTCACCCTGCTCACGGGCGTATTCTTTTTGCTTTACGTGAGGCTCAGGCGGAAGCTATCAAACACTGGGCAAAGCATAGATATTCGCTTACATTAAAAGCCCGCCAGATTGGGTGGAGCACTTTGGTTTCGGCGCACCAGTTTTGGTTGGCGTTTTTTCACGAGGACCAGAATGTTATCGATTTGAGTCGTACAGAGCGGGAAGCTGTTCTGTTGCTGCGTAAAACGAAGTACGGATTCAGCCATTTGCCGAAGTGGATGGTTGAGCGTGGACCTACGTCGCTGATTGAGCATCAGCAAAGAATGGGGTTTGATAACGGAAGCCAGATTACATCGATGCCTTCTGCGTCGGACCCTGCCCGTGGTGAATCGGCCACACTCATTGTTGTTGACGAGTGGGCGTTCCTCCCAAATGCGGAGGAAGCGTGGGCCAGTATCGAACCTGTTGCGGACGTTGGGGGACGAATCATCGGGCTGAGTACCGCAAACGGTTCGGGGAACTTTTTCCATCACCTGTGGGTGGGGGCTACTACGGGATCGAACAAGTTTGAGTCCATGTTTTATCCGTGGTCAGCTACGGAGGATAGGGGGGAAGCATGGTACATGGAGAAAGTGAAGTCCATGTTGCCGTGGCAGCTTGCACAGGAATACCCGACGACGCCTGAGGAGGCGTTCGTCAAGTCAGGTAATCCTGTGTTTGATCTGGATGTTCTTGAAGAGATGGAAAAATATGTTATTCATGGGGAGACAGGGTATTTGTTTAAGGCCCCTGGGGTGTTGGAGTTTCGGTCGCAATGAGTCTGGAAATTTGGCATCGCCCTAACTTGAATTCGGCGTATGTTATGGGGGTTGATACTGCTGAGGGTTTAGGGCATGGCGATTACAGTGTTATCCAGGTATTGAGTGTTGCTTCTGGGGATCAGGTTGGGATCTGGCACGGCCATATAGCTCCTGATTTGTTGGCTGAAGAGGTCGATAACTTGGGTCGCTGGTACAACAATGCTTTGTGTTGCGTGGAGTCCAATAACCACGGGTTGACGACGATCACTGAGTTGCGTCATCTGGGTTACCCCAATTTGTTTCGTAAACGACAACTCAATAGTGTGAACAACAGGATCGGCCAGGAGTACGGTTGGAAGACTACTCGTACGTCGAAGCCTCTGATGATCGACGATTTGAGTTCCGCATTGCGGAACAACGAGTTGCGGATTAAGGATCGCCACACCATTGCAGAGTTACGAACCTTCGTTCGTAACGACAAGGGAAGTATGGGTGGTTCCCCTTACGATGACCGTGTGATGGCGTTGGCTCTGGCAAATCAGATGCGTAAATATGCTTACGAACCTGAGTATGCGCCCACGGTTAATGACTATTGGACCGTTGACTGGTTCGCTCGATTGGGCGGTACTGTGCCTGATGGACCCCCCACTCGGATAGGTTCTACTACTATTCGTGGGACACGCTAACCTTTCTATAGACATGTCAATACGGAGGAAACCTTTAATGGCTTCTAAATTTGTTTCCCATACCAATGGGACACGTAGCGTCGATGGCGCAGGCGATGGCGCTAACGCTAAGATGGAGCGGGGCGGCAGTGTATCTGCTAACCCAATCTGGGCACCTGGAGGCCCTCAATCTCCGAAAGAACGGTTTGCATCACCGAAATATGCGAATCAAACGGGCGATTTGGGCGAAACGGGAGCAAGAACTACCCCAGAGAATCAGCACGGAACCACTGGGAAGGTTGAACCTGGGAAACAGGCTAACCTTCGCGGCCATAACGCTGGCTGATCGTGGCGGTCCTGCCAGATGGGGCCACGTTCGCGGAGTTCGCTGAGTACGTTCTCGCACGACGGGACGTTCCTTTATCGGAACTTAGGGAACTCTACGAACGTCGTTTGCGCCTGAAGTCGATCACTGTATCTACGGGTGAGGGGTACAGGAGAACTTTGCCTGCAGACGAACAGTTGCTAACCAAGCGTGAGCGTGAAGCTAAAGTGTTTGCGGAAGCTAAAGCGCAGGGACGTAACATCGAGAAGCTCCCTGAGAAAGCCCAGTTCTAATGCCCAAGAAATCCCGCCAAGAACTCTTATCTGAGTACACGGAACGTGTTGACAAATGCAAGAAATGGCGTACCCAGCAGGGTTACGAAATTACTTGGCGACGGCTCATAGATCTGTATCGAGGGAAACACTGGCCTTCGACCACTTCCAACAAACAAGATCTTATTGCCGTCAATCTGGCGTTTTCCACCGTGAATGTGATTGCCCCAAGCGTCGCAGTGAACTACCCGAAGGTAGTTGTCCAAGCGACCAATGAGGAGAACGCTGACCGAGCCGTTTTCGTTGAAGCCATCATCAACTACATGTGGAAACACCACAACTTCCGTGACCCGTTCAGGCACGCTGTCAAAGATTTTCTGATCTTTGGGCACGGATGGATCAAAGTAGGGTGGAAATTTCTTGAACAACCCCAATTCGTCACTGAAATTGAGCGAGAAACCCTACTAGATCAAGCTTTCCAAGAAGTGGATCAATTTATAGTAGATAGCCCCGAGCTAGCTGCGGACCTTCCCACAGACGAAGAGATTTACGCAAATATCCCTCAAACAATTATGAGGGTCGTTGAGGATCAGCCGTTTGTGGAAAGGATCTCCCCTTTCGATGTGTTCGTAGATCCGCAAGCAACCTCCATCGGGGAAGCTAACTGGATTGCTCAAAGACTTGTAAGACCTCTCGAAGACGCAAAAGCTGACTCTCGGTATAAACCGTCTGCCAGGAAACGGTTAGCGAGCAACTATGTTCCTGACAACCTCGATTCCGATGAAGACAAAGCGCAGTACATACCAGAACAGGTTATTCTCTGGGAATACTACGATATGAAAGCGAACACGCTTTCCGTTTACGCCGAGGATGGCGACGAGTTCCTAGTTGACCCCGTAGAAATGCCCTACGCCTACGGTCAACCCTTCGTAATGCTCAGAAACTACGATGTTCCAGACCATTTCTACCCTATCGGTGACCTGGAAAGTATCGAAAGTCTCCAGTTGGAGCTTGATAAGACCCGTTCGCAGTTGATGAACGACAGGAAGCGTTACGCCAGAAAATGGTTGTACCATGAACGTTCCTTTGGTCCCGAAGGCCGTGAAGCTCTCGAATCTGAAGAAGATGGGCGCATGGTTCCTGTCGTGGATGAGAACAAACCACTTTCTGAAGTGGTTGTTCCGATGCCTCAAGTGCCAATTAGTCCTGAAATATACAACTATTCGTCCATAATTGAGGACGACATCAACACTGTTTCAGGTATCTCCGAGTACGCCCGAGGCGCAATGCCTGAAATACGGCGTACAGCTACCGAAGCCAGCATTATTGCTGACGCACAGAACGCCCGTGCGGCAGACAAACTTGCCATTGTCGAAATATGTATTTCCATGGTGGCGAGAAGAGTCATACAACTCATGCAAGAGTTTATGACGGGCGATCAAGTAGCCAGAGTTACCAGTATGGGGGGAGAAGAACTGTTTGTTTCCTACACCCGTGAGGACATCATCGGAGAGTTCGACTACTCAGTTCAAGCTGGTTCCACTCAACCGATGAACGATACGATACGGAAACAGCAAGCAATTTCGCTTATGAATGCCATTGCACCGCTAGTTGGCACCGTGATAGACCCCGCAGCCCTAGCTATGCACGTATTGGAGAACGGCTTCGGGATTAAAGATCCACAGAAGTTCCTTATGGGTCCCCAACAGGGGATGCCAGCGGAGGAAGAGGCCGCTGGTCCCCCTCAGGGACAATCGGTTGTTCCTCCACCTCCACCGACTCCTTCTATCGGGAATGTCCCGATGCCTGGAGGGGCTGAAGGTGGTGCGTTTGCGCCCACTGGGGGCATACCTCCAGAGCTTCTTTTGCAACTTCAGAACCAGATGGGTCTTGAGCTTCCCTCCTTATAGTGGGACACTCCCCTATAGTTATTAGGAACAATCTCACAGAGAATTCCTAGGAGGGGCCAGTGCCCGAAGAATACGAAGCTGACATGGAATCCACGTATGTGGATACTCCTGAATCTTCCATAGATGTTCCAGAGGAACCTGGAGAATCGTACACCATCACAGTTGACGGTGTAGATGAACAGGTCAGTCTTGAAGAACTTCAAAACGGCTACCAGAGACAATCGGATTACACCCGAAAGACTCAGGTGGTGGCCGCTGAACGTGAGCGATTACGTCAGGCTGAACAAATAGTATCTGCTCTGGAACATAACCCAGAAGAGACACTCAGAACTTTAGCTCGATCTTTCGATATGGATCTTGGACAACCCGCTTCTTCTAGTGAGAGTTACGACTGGGGAGAAGGAGAAGATGTGGACCCTAATGCTCAAAAGATCGCTGCCTTAGAGTACCGACTTGAACAGTCTGAAAACCGTCAACGTCAGGAAGCCATAGAGCGACAAGTAACAGAGTTACAGGAGCATTACGGAGAATTCGATAGTCGAGAACTGCTGAGTCACGCTTTGCGCCACAAGATTCCAAATCTTGAGGCTGCTTACACGCATTGGCAGTTCAATGAGGTTAAAAACACTGCTAACAAGTTACAACAGGAACAAGAACTTGTTTCTAAGAAACGGGGAGCAGCAGCCGTTGAACCTGGAGGGTCAACCCAGACGGGAACCGAACCAAAAACAACCTCACGGCCCGCTAGTATCCGAGAAGCGTTCGCTCAGGCAAAGGAACAATTAAGCACTTAACCTTTTAGGAGCAAACCGACATGGCAGCAGGAAATGCCAACTTCGATGAGATTCTCTCAACGACTTTAAATAATTATATCCCTAAGCTCACGGACAATATCTTTAGTGCTCGCCCACTTTTCTATGCTTTGACCAACGGTCAAACCATGCGAACAGTGAGTGGAGGCGTAAAGATTATCGTTCCGTTGATCTATGCGACAAACTCAACCGCAGGTTCGTATGCGGGTACTGACACTATTTCCATCACGGCTCAGACTGGCATTTCTGCCGCTGAGTACGACTGGAAACAGTATGCAGCTACCGTAACGATCAGTGGTATTGAGGAAGCTAAAAACAATGGTGAGGCACAGATCATTGACCTTCTCGAAGGCAAGATCTTCCAAACCCAAGAAACCATCATTGAAAACTTGAACGCCATGTTCTATTCGGACGGTCAAGGTAACGGCGGCAAAGACATGCACGGCCTCAACCAACTGGTTGGGACGGGTATGACAGTTGGCGGCATTGACGCCACTGACGCTGACAACGATTGGTGGCGTTCACAGCTAACCGACGAAAATGGCGCTTTGGCGACAGCTTCGATGGCTAGCGTTTACAACAACTGCTCGGTAGGTAACGACCAGCCCACGATCATTATTGGATCGCAAGCTGCGTACGAATCCTATGAAGCGGGATTGACAGCCAACATTCGGTACACCGATACCGATATGGCAGATGCAGGGTTCCAGAACCTTATGTTTAAGGGTGCTCCAGTTACGTTTGATAACCAAACTGGGCAGCTTGATAACAAATTGTTCTTCTTGAACACCAAGTATCTTCAGCTTGTGCGTCATTCGGATGTTTGGTTCAAAGCCACTCCGTTTGTACGCCCAAATGACACAGACGCTGTGTATTCACAGATTCTGTGCTACGGCAACCTTACGACGAGCAATCGTTCTCGTCAGGGTATGCTTTACGGCATCACCTGATAGCCGTATAAATAAAGATGGAGGGGTGGGGGCTTTCGCCCCTGCCCCTCCCAAGTTCTGAGGATTCATGGCAAGAGAAATACAAATTTCTTACGGAAAAAACACCCGACTTTATGGGACTCCCACCGAGGAGGGTCACCGTCAAGAAATACCTCGTTCCGACTACTACGGGTCGAGGAAAGTTCATGCCTTGAATCACGACATGGAAACCTGGGAAACTGTTGAGAATCAGTGTGTAGCCACCACCAAGAGCGGTGCTCAGTGTAAGGCGCATCCCGCTAAGGGAGAAAGTCTTTGTACTTTCCATAAGGAGTAGGCGTGAACATTGAGGACATGCGGGCTTACGTTCGATCAGTTGTGGAGATAGACAGTACCGACATTTCTGATGATGTAATGAATCGTTTCCTCGGGGAAGGCTACGATCAAGTTGTTTACAGCGAGAAGCGTTGGCCTTGGTATGAAGTCTCAACCACGTTTCCTACGGTTAACGGGGTATCCGACTACTCGATGGCGACAGTGGGTGCGTCAGAAACAAATGGTTTAAGGGAAATTCAATCTCTCCGCACGGACGATCATGTACTCAGTTTCCTGGGGAGAGATGACGGGGACATTGTTTATCCTTTGAATTCCAGTGGTACAGGCAATGTCTATTACTGGAGTTTTTGGGCTGAAAGTGTCCGAATGTACCCTACGCCTTCTTCACCCGAAACGATTTATGTCAGGGGTTACAAGAATCCGACCTCGTTCGGTGTGACCTCAGTGGACGGGACAAGCCCCAGTGACTTTCCTGAGCCTTTCCATATTGTGATAGCAACGTATGCGATCAGCCGATCTTACGATCAGCAAGAAGATCCCGATATGGCTGTCACATACTTCAATACTTTTATACGGGAACTTGACAATCTCCGAGCCAGATATTTGGACAGCCCAGCGCCGCAACCGTTAGTGCTTAATAGTACGAATGCTTCCAGATGGCGCTCACAGTCTTATCTGCCTAATCGTTTACGGTATAGCTGGGAGTAACGGATGGCGCGACCTGGATTTAAGCTAGATATGCTTCAAGATTTTAGTGGCGGTTTGAACTTTCGTTCAGATCAGTTCAATTTGTCTTCGTCTGAGAGTCCTGACATGCTGAATGTTGATGTGGACCCTAGGGGTGGCATCAAGATGAGGCTTGGGGTTGCTAAAAGAAACGGGACTGCCTTAAATTCAAATGTCACTGGGTTAAGTCAGTTCACCCCCGATGGGGGTACTGCACGGGTGATCTGCTCTTATGGTACGACTGTTGCCGAGTCTGCTACTGCCGATTTCTCTACACTTGCTGGAGTTTCGGTCACCAATGGTGAACGCCTGTACGGGCAGACTACAAACTCAAAGTTTTATGGCGTGTCGGGTACGAGTCCGTCGTTTGTTTATGACGGGACGACAGCCTCAAATCTGGCATCGAATGTTGATGGTTCGGCAGGGAACTATCCGATAGCAAAATATACGTGCCATTGGAATAACTATGCGTGGGTCGCTCACACAACCGAAAGTGGGACCGAGTATCCGAACCGTATCCGCTGGTCCAAATTAGATGACCCCGAGTCGTGGCCCGAGTTCAATTACATCGACGTAAACGTAGGGGAGCGAGGGGACGAACTATCTGGCCTTGTTCCTTT